CTGGAATGAAAGGGAAACATCATTCGTTAGAAACTAGAAAAATAATATCAATTGCGATGACGGGAAAAATTAGCCCTTGCAGAATTTATCCTGTGGATGAATATCCAAGAGAGGTTACATCATTTAAAAGAATGCATGATGGAGATAAAGGTTGTTATTGGCCTAGAACATTAAAAGGATTTAATGCCTTCCTTCGTCATGTAGGAGTTATTCCCAAATCAATTAAAGAATGGAGTATTGGACGAAAAGATCATTCCAAAGGCTATATTCCTGGTAATGTATTTTGGCAAGAGCGTCGAGAAAATAATGGGGAGCCTTGGAGTCGTCCAGAAATGAAAGAGGCTCAACGTCGCAAAGCGTTACAGCGTTGGGCAAAACCTAAAGCTAAACAAAAATGGTTAGCTTATACAAAGACTAGAGAACGAAGATCAGATGGAACATGGAGGTCATGATGCGCGTGACGTTGCTAGATTTTACCGGCAAGGGAATGAAGGATCCAGCGGACTATGCCGCTCGCCTTCTTATCTATGTTAAGAACACTCGTTTGGATCAGGAAGGTGACTTAGCAAATTGGGTAGAGCTATTAGACGAAGAAGACATCCAGAAACAACTTAAAGATATAACTATGACGATTAAATCATCGTGGGAATTTGTACAATATTCGTGGCAAATAACAGGGGTTACTCGTGCCATGACGCATCAATTCGTGAGATCGCGCCATGCGAGCTTTGCTCAACAAGCGCAACGTGTCGCTGATATGAGTAATTTTGATACACTTATGCCTGATACGATTAAGAGTAACGGTAAAGAAGCATTATGGCGTGGGACGATGGACTATATTGCTAAATCATATCGTGCTTTGCGAGCGGCTGGAGTACCTGCTCAGGATGCTCGTGGTGTATTACCAACGAATGTCTTAACGAACATCATAGCTAGTTTCAATCTACGCGCCTTTGCTGAGTTAGTTGGAAAACGTCAAAATCTTCGTGCTCAGGGAGAATACGCTGATGTTGTACGCGAAATGAAAGCGAGAGTATTAGAAGTTCACCCTTGGGCAAAACCTTTCCTCGAGCCGGAACGAACACACACTCCTGCTTTAGACAAGATGCTCAAAGAGCAGTTAGGCTCTCGCAGTCCTGTTGATGTTCCCGAAATCAACGCCGCTCTTAAAGAGCTTGATCAGCTTAAAGGAACTTGGGGATGACGAATACAACTGGTTTACGTCTCGCTTTCCGCCTTGAAGGCAACCGTTGGAATTGTTATGTGACTAAAACCGATACTATGAAAGGAGCAATTTGGATGGGGGCTATGGCAACAGGAATTGTAATTAACAATAAGGAGCATAAGGAAGCATTCATGGATCTTATGAAATCAGTTTTTGAAACCGTCATAAAGGAGAAAGGCATCAGTGTCGATTTTTGGAATGAAGCCGAAGCTCCAGAAAGTGAAAGGTCGGGAAGCGCATGAGCATCATCGAAAATCGTATCAATCATATCCACCACGATCTTAATCATATCAGTGGAGGAATGGTTTACGCTATTACAAAGCGCCGATTAATTCGTAGCGAGACGCTGGGGTGGGTAAAGATGCTTCGCGCCTTGGCGAATGAATTGGAGGAGATAGCCAATGGAAAAGCTGGAGGAGGAGATAAAATGGTGGAAGGAGGAAACAATAAAGTCGCTAGCAAAAGGAAAAGATGAACTTTCTTTTGTTTGCTGGGGGATTGCGACTGGTTTAATGATGGCGAAAGGATTAATGAAAAATGAACCTAAATGAATATCAAACACTAGCAGTTCGTTCCGCCTTTTATCCGGGCATGTGCACCATGAAAGGAGTAACATATTTGGCGTTGAAGCTTAATGGCGAAGCGGGAGAGGTAGCGGAAAAGATTGGTAAATGCTTACGCGACGATAATGGTATTTTAACCCCTGAGAGGCGTAGTGCGCTTATTCTCGAATTAGGAGATGTATTATGGTATTTGGCTAATCTCTCCGAGGAGCTACAAACGTCGCTAACGGATGTTGCTGAAGCTAACTTGAAAAAGTTAGCTAGTCGTAAAGAGCGGGGGACTCAATCTGGCTCTGGAGATAACCGATGAGGGTACTATTTGTTGACATCGATCATACGCTAACCGCTGCTCATTGGCGTGACGATTTAATCGACGTAGCGAAGCGCAATCGTGATTGGGACGCTTATCATTCTGCTTCCATAAATGATAAGCCCATAACAGAAATGATCTCACTTGTAAATTGTTTGCAAATTTCCGGTTGGTACGTTGTTGGTCTTACGACGCGACCGGAGAAATGGCGTCAATTGACGAATGACTGGCTCATCAAATACGCTGTACGTATTGATAAACTACTCATGCGCCCACATGACGACTTTCGACCAGGAGCCGATAGCAAGATCGAACAAGCAACCCAGTTCATAGCTCATCATCAAGTCGATAGCATTATCGTGATAGACGATCACGATGCTGTTGTCTCCTCCTTTCGCGCGCAAAATGTAACAGTGCTTCAGGCTTATGTGAGTGGAAGATGAAGCACGCCATCTGGGAGTAGAGGATATGTCTTTCGTAGCAACCAAACTCGAATCATTAGTCAAGCTCTATGAGGAGCGCAATAAGACTTATGGAAACGATTACCACGAGAATGGTAGATTGATGGAGGCGTTATTCCCGAATGGCATAAAACTTGATACTCCAAATGACTTTAATCGTTACTCGGTTCTTGTTCATATCGTTACGAAGATTGGGCGTTATGTTCGTAGTTTTGAAAATGGAGGGCATGAAGATAGTCTCAATGATCTAATCGTCTATGCCGCTATGCTATTGGAACTCGACAAAACGGAGCATGGATCATGATCGACATTTGGCCAGACTATGTAATGATAGAAGGACAACGTGTGAATCGTCCTAGCGCCATATCGCGTTCTCAATGGATACGTTTCTGGGAACAAGCGAAAGGAATTTATCCATGATTGCATTGGTACTCGATACCGAAACGACTGGCCTCATGTCCAATCATGTCCTAAAGCTCGAGCAGCTGCCAGAAGTGATCGAGTATTGCGGTTTAGTCGTTAATCTGAAAAATGGTAGGCTCATGGGTGAATACACCACTTTAATTCGCCCAAATGAATATCCCATATCTGCAAAAGTTATCGAAGATACAAAAACGAAGCTCAATAATGGCTTGCTGGCTGAAGCGCCACTTTTTCCAAAAGTGGCGCCTCAAATAAAGCGACAAATTGAAACGGCTCCCGTCGTAATCGCGCACAATCTCGCCTTCGATAAGGAAGTTATTGATACAGCATTTGAACGTCTCGGCCAAACTTTAGTTTGGCCCAAACGCTTAATATGCTCGGTTGAACAAACAGCACATCTTACCGGCAAGCGTTTTACACTTACCAATCTCCACAAACATCTTTTCAAGAATAAAGAATTTGCCGACGCGCATAGAGCGCGACCGGATACAGAAGCTCTAATGCGGTGTTGCGTTCGTCTCTTTAAGATGGGGGTGATAGCATGACGACTGTAACAGTTATTGTAGGTGACAAGGAGTCAGGACGCTCGCTCGTGGGCGCAGCTATCGCATCCTACATTCGCACCACCAAGAACAAAAGCACATATGCCTTAAACGGTCAAACGAAGCTTCGACCATTGAACTTTAATCCAGATCGGCTGGACGACTTGATACTGGTCTCTAGCTCCGATAGAATTGAGCCTTGGATGGAGAAATGGTTTGAGCGTTTTGGTAATCCACTCTTCACCATAATGATAAGGAGACACGATAATGGTTAAAACAGGATACTCATTTAAAATTTGTTACGGTCACTTGGAGGATGTCGCTTCCCGTATCAAAGAGATAGGTTGGAAACAATTTCCAATTGCTGACCGATGTAGCACTTTCGGTTTTCGCAAATGGGCGAAGCTAGTCCCTACACCAATATTTGGTGTAGAACTAGCTGTCAGTCCAGAAAGCCCAATCACTAAGCATTCTCCGCGCGATTATTGGACATTCCTCGCGATTAGCGATCTGAAGCCGCTACACGATCTCATTGGCGTTGCTACATCAGTTAAGACGGGTGAACCCGTCTTAACTTATAAGCAAGCCATGAAAGCGAAAGGGCTCATTAAGATCACTGGCCCTTGGGTTCTCATTGATCATATAAAGCCGAAAGGCATCTATATCGGGATGTCACCAGCGTTGCCATTGGCGCTTTATAAAAAGGCCAAGAAGCTCGGCTTCAATTTCGTCGCGGCTCAAAACAATAATTATCCACGCGAGGAAGACAAGGAAATTTATCGCGTCACCATCGGTTGGCGCGGAGGGATGCAAACTTACCCACAACACATTCTCTCCGATAGTGAATGGAAGGAAGCGTGCTACACCTTTGCGGATAAAGACCTCAACGCGGCGATAGCGACACGAAACAAGTTGTTGGCATCTTGTTCCGCGAAGCTGAGCCGCGCTACGCTCTTTCGACCGGAGAAGCCGCAAACCCTTCGCGCGATGTGTGCTGCTGGCGCTAAAGCCAAAGGCATAGATTTGACTAATCAAATCTATGCCTCTCGTCTTGATCGCGAGCTTCACATGATCGCTACGAAAAAATTTGAGGACTATTTCTACATCATCGCTGATCTCGTTTCTTGGGCTAAGAAGCGAATGGTTGTTGGTCCGGCTCGTGGTTCGTCCTGCGGTAGCTTAGTATGCTACCTACTGGATATTACCGCCATCGATCCTATTCCTTTCAATCTCGTGTTCGAGCGGTTCATTGATATTAATCGCA